CCAGGATTATATTAGTTAGTACCACCTTGTATTATTAAAAATTCAGAAGTTTAACTTCAATATTCTGTTTGTCTTTTATTATAACACAATCTATAATACTTAACCATAGTTTTCTTTTATCTTCGTTAGAAAGACTATAATAATTAGATAAAATATCATCACTAATAAGATTTTCTATTTCTTTAACATTAATTTCTTTCTTTGGTGCAGTTTGTTTTAATTCATAGTTAAGTTTCTCATTTAGTGTTTTATATTGTTCTTTGTACACATCCATATCAATCATATCATTTATGTATAAATCAGATAATTTTTTTAATTTCTTTTTTAAAGACTGGATAGTATTATCATTATTAGTTTTAATTTTCTTTTCTTGTAGATTTTTTATGATCAATATTTTTTCGTTCATAATTCTGTAAATATTATCTACTAAATATTTTTCCATCCATAATTCAGAAATGAATATTTTGTTATTACATGTAATGTTTAATGTTGCCTTTTTGCAAACATAATAGTGATGATTATGATTGGTCTTACCGGATAAATTATTATGGCAGTTACTACATTTTAATAATCCTGAAAATATATACGGTTGAGTATTAGAGTTCTTTTTATTTTGTTTTAGATTTTTTTTCAATAATCTTTGAACTTCATAAAATGTTTCATCATCTAATATTCTAGGATAATAGTTTTCAATTATTTCACCAGTACGTTTTCTAACAAACTTTCCAATGTATGCGGAATTTTTTAAATATAGTTTTATTGAATCATAACTTCTAATTTCAATATTACTTTGAAACCATTTTACAGTTTCTGATAAATTGTTACTATTAATGTAGTGTTCATACAATAATTTTATGTTATTTGCCTTTTCTTCGTCTATTTCAATGGTTTTATCTTTACCTATTTTATATCCATAAGCAAGATTACCCGTACAAACAGTTTTTTGAACACTATATTTATGGTCGAATATAGCATCTATTCTTTCTCCTGTACGTTTAGCTTCCATTCTTGCCATAGATAAACTCATATTTAACCAAAATTCGCCACTTGCTGTTGTTGTATCATAATCTTCCCAAATTGTTTTCCAATTTACTTTATTTTTCTTTAATATTTCAGCTGTTTTATAAAAGTCAGCAGGATTTCTAAACCATCTATCTAATTTTGTCATTAGGATCATATCTATTCTATGATTTCTAACATCATCAAGCATTCTTTGGAAATTAGTTCTGTTAAATTTTTGTCCTGATTCTCCACCGTCAATATATAAATCGTATATTATATATCCATGTTCTTTTGCGTATGTTTTTAGTGCTTCTTCTTGTGCTTCTAGTGAATCTCCCTCTTTTGCCTGTCTATCAGTTGAAACTCTGATATATAGTGCAACATTAAGTGGTTTATCTATTGTTTTATTCATGTTATATCACTTCCTTTTTTGGAACAACTGTGATATAATTATATGCGAAAAGACATACAATTATATTGTACTTTATTGCTTGTACTAATTCGTTGTTTTTTCATCGCTCTTAACTGTTCCAGCAGTTAGGAGTTTTTGTTTGTATAAAAATATTTTTAATTTATCTTTATGTTTAATTATTATATATATCATGTACTATTCCCTCCTTTATAAGGTTATAATACATGATTTTTACCATATATTACCATTTGTTGTACAAATGTCGTTTTTTTGTCTGAAATCCTATTTTTGATGTCTGAAATTAGTATTTTTTATTTAATTAAGAAAAGAGATACCAAAACATTGATATCTCTTAATGACCGCAAGGGTCCAAATAAACTACCTATGCCAACTATATAGTATAGTGGCTGAGTTACGCTTATATAATATCATATGTTTTAAACTTTGTCAACATCATTTAAATTTGTATAAAGCTTTATAATTTCATTATCAATTTTATTTAATATTTCTTTTGAACATCTTGATTTACCAATTATATCATATTTATTACTTGGTATGATGATTCTAGATTTGCTAATTGTTGTTATTTGTGAAACGTATGCATACGAAAAATTAGTATATTTCTTGTATGAATTTATAAGAGCTTTAATCTTTTGAACATCAGCTTCGCTATTTGCAACTCTGACTTTATTACTTAGTTTTTTTATCAATTCATCAAGAATAAGAGTATCTAATAAAATCTTACCTTGTCCTTCTTTTGATGTTAGTGGTACGACTGTTATGGAATCACTTGATGCTTTGTTATCTTTATCTAACACAATTGCAAAGTGTGTATAACACAACTCAGAACCAGGATTAACCCCGAAATCAACTTTTAAAATTGTTCCGCGTTTGTAACTGTAATACTGTGCTGGTGCATTATTATTTTTGATTTCTTTCATGTATAATCTAGACTCTTTTAATAACCACTCGTCTATTTGCTTGAATTTTTCTGAATCAGAATTTTTAACTATTGTGAAATTTTTTAATGCTTTCTCCACAATCGACTCTTCAGTTTGTATCATGATGTCACCTCCTTGCTAATACATCTATATTAAAACTCCTCGTACTAGCAAGTTTTAACCAATATTAATCTTTCTTTTCTATATTATCTAGTTCTTTTTTAATGTTTTTGTTCAAAATACATAAAAGTTCTAAATATAATACTCACAACAATAAATATTATAAATATTCCTAAAATAATTGAATCTATTTCTAAAGATAATAGCAATTTTAATGCACCTTTTGACAAAAAAATTATTGAACCAAATATTATACCTCCAATTGAAAATTCTCCAATAATATATAACAATGCTTTCATCTAAATCACCAAAATTATTCTTTCTTCTCTATGTTATCCAATTCTTTTTTTATGTTTAGTACTTGTTCTGTTTCATCTAATATCATTTTTTGTTTTTCTTCTAATGCTTGTTTAAGTATGTCAACTTTAACTTCATCAGGTAGTTTATCCATATCAGGATGAGTTAATATACTTATTTCTGTATCTTTATCTTTGTATATGTGGTGTATTTCGTAATTATTTAATTGTTCCAAGTCTTGAGTAACTATATCAACCTTGATATTAAATAATTCTATTATTTTTGCTAACATATCCAAATTAGGAGTTCTTAGTTCATTTTCCCAACATGATATTGTTGATAATCCAACATCAAGTTTTTCTGCTAAATCTTGTCTATCCATATTGTGTTTAATTCTTAAATATTTAATATTTTTGGCAAAAAAATTATTCATCTAAAATCTCCTTTCTATATAAATTATACAACAATAATTTTATGAACTCAATAAAAAAATTGCAAAAAGCAACAAAAATACTTGACTGTTGCAAATTGCAATGGTATAATACTAAATGTAAGGAGGTAGAAAAATGAAAGTCAATTATACAGAAGTATCTGAGTATTTGAAACTTGAAAGGTTTAAAAAGAAAGTGTCACAAGACAAAATTGCCGAATTTATTGGAATTTCTGGCAATACCTATAGAAGTTATGAAAATAATCCGGAAACAATAACATTGGATGTCGGAGTGAAAATTAGTGAATTTCTCGATTGTAATATCTTTCAATTTTTTTTGGACTCTATGTTGCAAAACGCAACAAAAGAAAAACAAGAATAGGAGAATAAACAATGATATCTAATTATTTAAAAGAATACTTTAAAGAAAATAAAATATCTCAATATGAGATAGAAAGAAAAACTGGAATAAAACAATGCAAAATAAATTTAAGTTTTAACAACAAAAGAAAACTAACAGCAGATGAGTTAATTACAATTTCAATTGCATTTAATATAGATTTAGAGAAAATAAAAAAAGAAATCAAGTAAGGTCGCCAAACTCACACTTGATTCCACTAACTATCACTTTTTAAAGTTATTTTTATCTCCAACAATAACAAAAACATTTACTGTCAAGAGACTACTAAAAAGTGACTTTAAAAATTTTGTTACTATTTTCTTTCATCCTTCCTTTTTGAAGAAAGAAAGAATTGATTTTATGGCAGCAACAAAATGCCCCATACAGGGCAATTAAAGTATATCAAATAATAATTAGAAAATCAAACTAATTTATAAAATAGTACAAGCAATAAAAAAATATAATTAACCAGAAAAGAGTGATGAAAAAATGGCTGAATTAACAGAACAACATGTAGAAGTGTTTTGTAAGAAACTAATAGAAATATTAGAAAACAAATTTAATGTCAACATTGAGTACGAACTTAAAGATAAGGAAGAAAAATAATCTTCCAAAATATGGACAAGTTGAAAGGAGTTACAATTATGATCAATAGAAAAAATAAAAAAAAGAAAGCTCTAAATCACTACATTAAAAAGCTCTCTTTGAAAAAAATTTCTCTTATATTTTACACAATAATATCAATAAAGTCAATATTAATGCATAATATTGTGAATTTAAGTGATTTGTTAATTGAATTATCAGTGTATTTATGTATTGGATGTGGACTATATATAAGTATTAAAAATGTATCAATTAAACAAATACGAGAAGATTTCAAATTATTATTTGGAAATGATTAGGGGGTAAAAATTATGAATAAACCAAATTTTTATTCAATATTACCTGCAATAATCAGATATGATAAGGATTTAACAGATAAGTCAAAATTAATTTTCAGTGAAATAACATCTCTATGTAATGCAAATGGTGAATGTTATGCACAAAATAGTTATTTTGAAGAGTTATACAATTTAAGTGAATCAACAATTACTAGAATAATCCGACAACTCAAAAAAAAGGGGTATATTGATATTAAATATGTGTATAAAAATGAAACAAAAGAAATCGAAAAAAGAGTGATAACTTTACCTACAAACTCTCATGAAGAGGTGGTGTCAAAAATGACGGTAGGTGGTGTCAAAAATGACCAGGATAATAATATAAAGAAATATAATATACCTAAAGGTATATTATACAAAGAAAGTTCAAAATATCCGTCTTTAGATGAAATTAAGAATTATGCTAAAAAAAGAGAAATGAAATATGTGGACTGTGAATACTTTTACAATTACTTTAACGATAGTAATTGGATTGATAGTAAGGGACGTAAAGTACGCAGTTGGAAACAGAAAATGTTAACTTGGGAAAAGCATGAAAAAGAAAAAAGAGGAAAAGAGGAAGAAGAAAATGGAAAATACACTAGAATCTGATTTTTTATCCTTGCTAATTAATTATCCTGAGTATTTTGAAAGAACCATCATTACTTCAGAATATTTAAATGGTGCTAATAAGATTTTATTTGAAATACTCCAAAGAGAATATTCAGAAAGAAAAGTTTTGATTATTGAAAACATGGCTAAGCATAAAGATTTTGATATTGCATATTATTGTGCACTTTTATCAACAAACATCTATAGTAGTTCAAAAGAAATTCATTTTAATGAGTTTCAAAAACTAATCATTGAAAAGTACAAAGATACACAAACTAAGGAATTAATAAATAAATATGTTAGTGAAACAATTAGTTATAAGAATTTCTATGATGGATTAACAAAATTGGATAAACTCGGTTATCAAGAGACTTCTTATATTACTGCTAAAGACATGTATGAAAACATTTTTAACAAAGATAAAAAGATTAATTTTAGATTTGAATGTTTAACAAAATCTTTAAATCTAGTACAAAATGATTTATTAGTTATTGCGGGGAAAACTGGAAGTGGTAAAACCGCTTTTGCATTAAATCTGTTAGAAGATTTATCTAAAACTTATCCATGTATCTATTTTAATTTAGAAATGAGTAAAAAGTTATTATATAAACGTTTGGTATCCTTAAGAACAAAAATAGAAATGTCTAAATTAAACAATTACGAAACATTAAGTATTGGTGAAAAGGAAAGAATTAAAGGGACTTTATTAGAATACGAAAAAAGAAACATAGCATTAGAAAATCAAAGTCAAGAAATTAATAGAATACGAAGTTATATTGCTAATTTTAAAAGTGATAAACATTTTATCGTAATAATTGATCATATTGGTTTAATATCAAACAAAGGAAATAGCAGTTATGAAAAAATGACCGAAATAGCGAAAGAATTAAGAAGATTATCATTAGATTATAATTGTACAATAATTGCATTGTGTCAGTTATCAAGAGAAGCTGCAAAAGAAAACCAACCAAAATTATCTCATTTAAGGGATAGTGGAGAAATAGAACAATCTGCTAGAAAGGTTATATTACTAAATCCAAAAGATAATTCAAATTCTAGAAACAGTAATATTGATGTATATATTGCTAAAAATGATGATGGAATATTAACAGTAAAAGAGTTTGTTTTTGATAAGCATTGTCAACATTTTAAAGAATCGGAGGCTAGTAAATGATATCTGATGAAAGATTAGAAATAATATTTTATATTATGAATAAAAAAAATATATCAATTGAATTAATTAAATCATTATTTGAAGTTGATAACTTAAAAGAAATAAGTAAGGGACAAGCAGTTGCATTGGAAAAACTTTTAGTAATTTTATGAGAAATTATTATCCCAGAAAATATAAAAGACCATCTAGTAAAAATGCAACTCTTCCACTTAAAAATCGAAATGATATAAATATAATTTTAAACTATTGGCTTCAAAAAAGAGAACATTCTAAATCTGAAGTAAAAAGATTCCAAGCACACAGAAATTATATGATTTGTTTATTAGGATTTAATACTGCATTTAGATGTGAAGATTTAGTACAACTTTATGGTAAAGATGTATCAAAAGGGTTTATAAATATTATTGAATTTAAGACAGGCAAATCACAGGTCTTTAAATTAAATAAAAAATTATATATAGAAATTATTGATTATATAACAGAATATAACATAAAAGATTATGATTATTTATTTCCAATAAAACCACATGGTACAAAACCAATTACAAGACAGAGAGTGGATGATATTTTAAAAGAAATGTCAAAAGATATAAAACTTAATAGACCATTCTCTGCACATAGTATGAGAAAAACATTTGCGTATCATAAATACGTTGAAACTGGTGATATTTATAAGGTCCAAAGAATGTTAAATCACCGTGATCCATCAACAACTTTACTTTATATATGTTGGGATTCTACTGGCTCTGAAATCGAACGAGAACAGACTTATTTTGGACTAATCTAGTGATTAATTTGTTTAAAAAAGTGTTAGAAATCATTAGGAAAGAAAAAAGTTCGCAACTTTTTTAAAAACAAGATATCAAAAAACTGTATTTTCCCTATATAAAACAAAGGAAAACAACGATATATAAAAAAGTTTACAGAATTGTAGAAGATGTCAACTTTTTTGATTAAAAATAAACAAGATGCTAACACGAATTAAAAAAACATTTTGGACCTCGCAACTTTTTTTAAAAGGAGATTAAATTTATGGATGAAAAATACCAAAAATGTCCTCATTGTGATAGTACAAGAAGAATTTATTTAAATAACAAAATCTACTGTAGAAAATGTTATTCAAAATTACCGAAAGGATTTGATAATATGTTCAATAAATGTGAGCATTTAAAAATAAGAACAAAAAAAGGAAAAAAATATCTTTATTGTAGTTTGCAAAAGAAGATATTAGAAAAAGGGGATTGTTATGGTTGTGAAAATAAAAAGTTTAAAAAATATAAACATTTAAAAAAACAAAGCTCAAACCAAAGAAGAAAAGAATCAAAAAGATTTAGCGTATTTACAAACGATATGGAAATATGTATTGAATGTGGAAATCCAAAAGAGGACAAGCATGAATGCATAGGTGGTAGTAATAGAAGTAATTCAATCAAATATGGATTAGTGGTACCTTTCTGTAGAAGATGTCATAATAATCCAAAAATAAGAAAAAAATGGCTTTTAAATGCACAGGATAAATTCATTGAATTACATGGATATAATCTATTTATAAAAATATTTAAAATGGATTTCAAGAAAAAACAGGAGAGATTACTATATGGAAATATTTACAATAGCACTCTTAATAACAATAATAGTTAGAATGTATGATGTTATAAAAGAGAAAAATGAAGAAATAAAGACATTAAAAATATCAAATGCTAGTTTAACAAATCTAGCAGTAGCAGAGGGATTAATACCACAAAAGTTTAGGGTAGATAATCCAGATGTGAAAATGAAAATAGGAGGAATTGAAAATGATTGAACCAACAAAAGAAGAAATAGAAGTTTTAGAAAAATTAATTAGTGTAAGAAAACAATTTAGAAAAGAACTAATTAAACTGATTAATAAATACAGTCTAGAAAATGATACTAATACACCAGATTATATTATAGCTGACTGTATGATAAGTAGCTATTTAACAATGAACGAAATAAATTTCAAAAGGGATGAATGGTATGGTGTACATTTAGAACCTGGAAATAAATATTTTAAAGAAAAATAAGTGACTAGAAACGATAAATAAAAAAACTACAATAGCTAAGTTCCATTAGCTTACACTCCAACTATATATTTAAATGCAGCAAGTTTTAAGTAGTTTTCTTGCTTTTTATTTTAGGAGAAAACATGGAAAAAGAATTACTAAAGATAATGGGGGATTTTGAGTTTGAAAATAAAACAATAGCAATTAGAAAAATGATTAAAACAGCATTACCATTTAAAAAGGTATATTTAACTATTCAATTAGTTAAATTAAAAAGATTATATGAAGAGGTGGAAAATGAAAGAAAAAATATATATGATTGTGGATTCAAAGGGCAAACCAATGAAAAATAGTCAAGGAAGATTAAGACTATATAGAAGCTTAGAACAATTAAAAGATTACAGTTATCTATTTGAAGAAGAATATGTAAAAGTATATGAATTAAAAGAAACTATAAGAGTAAAGGAATTAGAAAATAGACAAATATGATAGATGAAATATTAAAAGATATTAAAGCAAAAAGAAAAAGGATTATGGAAACTAAAGAAACATTAAACGATCCATCAGAGGGATATTTAAGACAATATAAAGGACAAATATTTGAACTTAATTATGTTATAGAGTTAATAGAAAAAACTAAATTGAAATATAAGAAAGAGGGTTAGAACATGACTAAAGAAGAAGATAAAAAATTTAAAGAAATATTTAATAAAGCAACAGATAGATTATTAGATACATTAAATAATAATCCTGATGAACTGTTTGATATTAAAAAACTATCAAAACAATTAGCAGAAAAATCACAAAAAATATATAACTTAGTAAGAGAAAATAGAAAACTACAATCCAAAATAGAACAACAAGACCAAATAATAAGAGAAGCAAGGGAATATGCAGAAGAACATAAAACAGACTATATATGCAAAAAAGACAGGTTAATAAGTGCTAAATCATTATTAGAAATATTAGATAGGAATGTGAAATAAGATGTTAAAGATAAAAGATAATGTAGATTTAAAAGAAATTGATAAATTAATTAAAGGTGGTCATTATGATAAAAGTGTTGACAAATATTATTTGAAAAAGTTGTGGATAGATAAAGAGGGAATAACAACTGAATATGTAAATGGTTATTTATCTATAACCGACATTGATAAAATGTTAGATATAATATACGACTTAATCAAATCTGACTTGGTAGAAAAGATAGATTAGGAAGTGAAATAGAATGAATAAATCATTAAGACAAATCGCAAAAGAATTAAACATAAGTGTTAGTTATTTAAGTGATATATTAAATGGTAAAAGAGGTTGTAATGAAGAATTAATGAATAAAATCAAAGAATATTATTCTAACCTAGAATTTTATATTTTTACTAAACCTAGATACAAAGTTATTAAAGGAGTGAAATAGAATGAATGAAAGAATAAAAGAAATAATAGACATCATAGCAACAAATCCTCAAACACCATATTATCCAAACATTTGTAATGAATTAAATAGAATACTAGGTGATGAATAATGAATAAGTTAATAGATAATTGTGAAACAGTACAAGAATATTGGTATAAGAGTTGGAGAAACAAAAGTAAAAAAGTAATTGATTTAAAAAGCAACTGGAATGAATTAAAAAAGTGGTTAAAAGAAATGATAAATGAAATAAAAGAAAATGATATATATGATAGAACAGAATATGAATGTACTCAAATTGCAACATTAGAAAGTACATTAGCAAAAGTTGAAGAAATAGAAAGGTTATAGAGATTATGAAAGAATGTGGATGGGTTAGAAATGGTGGCACTTGTTTATTAGAACAAGAAAACAACCAATTAAAAGAAGATATAAAAAATTTAATAAAAATAATTAGTAAAAATTGTGATGAGTTAGAAGCAACAGAAGAAGAATTTGAAAGTTTATATAGGTGGGAAAATGAATAATTTAGAAAGGTTATAGAATATGGAAGAAATATTCAAGATAATCGCTATACCATTTTTTATTGTATATGGAATTGTAGAAATAGCAATAATTATAAAAATTTGGTTTGGGGATTAGAAAGATTATAGAGTATGAAAGAAGATTTTTTATATACATATAAAGAAACTCTAATGGCACAAGTAGTAAATAAACGAGATGAAGTTATGTTAAAAGCAATACAAGATTATATAAATGAAAGAAAATTAAAATATGATGAAAATATAACAGCATTACTAATTGATGAAGAACAATTAAATCATATCTTGAAATTAGGTATTGCAGAATATGAAAGACGAAAAATAGAACTTAAAACAAATAATTTAGAAATAGAAAGTAGGAATAAGTAATGAAACAAGCAGAAATTAATTGGGAAGAAAAATATAAAAATTTGGAACAAGAATTTTTCAAAATGCAAAAAGAATATGAAGCAAGATTAAATAGACCAGTAAACGATACATCAGTTGATGTTATTAGAAAATTAGATAGTATTGGTTATTTATTAAAGAACTTTATTAAACGTCAAGACTTATTAAAATTTACAGAAAGAGAAGAAAAACTAAAAAGAGAATTAGAAGAAATACATAATCAAAGAATATATATAGATAATGATTATAGTAGATATGATGAAAGATAGGTGTTGTTAATGAATAAATACATAATACCCCTAATACTAACATTCTTTTGTACAATATATCTAACATATTTAATAACATATACAGTAGTAACAAATAACTATGAATATCAAATAAATGAATATGAGGGCATGAAAAGAACATACAAAGAAGAAATATACAAAAGAGATGATGTAATAGGTCAAATGGAACAAGAGATATATGAATTAAGGTTTAATTTGGAATCATGTGAGAGTTGGCAAAACAAATGAAATATAAAGTAATAGAAGAATATGATAGATTTTATTTAACAGTACATCCAAAAGGTTATAAAGAAAATTTTCCAAAATACAAATATCAACCTGATGAAAATGGTTATATCACAGTTAAATCAGAAACAAATTATTTTGGTGGTAAAGCATTACCATCAGGCAAAGTAAATAGATCATTTATTAAATAAATTAAAGGGTAGTGGTTGAATTAGAAAGGGTTGTATGAAATTAATAGATGAAGTTAAATCAAAATTATACAAATCATTATTAGAGAAAAAGAAAAAAATAAAAAGTTTAGAAAAAGATATAGATAAGTATGAAATTCTAGCAACAAGTGATGATATAACATTCGATTATAAAGTAATGAATCCAGATGAAAACTGGTGGATTAAAGCACCATATCCTTGTAATAGAGATTTAAAATCAGAATATTATGAGGAAATTGTCAAAAAACTAAAAGATGATTTAAAAACTAGTGAACATAATTTTAAGAAATTAAAAGAAAAATTAAAAATAGAAACAGATATATATGACAGGATATTTTATTACAAATATTTAGAAGAATTAGACTATAAGGAAGTATTACAAAAGACACCATATAGTGAGTCTAGATTTAATGTTTATTATAGGATTATAAGAGAATCATTAAAAAAGGAGTAAAAAAGGAGTAAAAGAGGAGTAAACTTGACTTATAATATTATAATAGGGTGAAACCCTAGAGAACTAAGGACACTTAGTTCACCCCCTGAAGAGATAGTGATATCTCTTTTTGTTATGTAGACAGTATCCTGAAAACAATAACAAAGAATAATAGAGGTATTATTCTGGTTATAAAAAGTTTACCGACTTATCTTGATACTAATTAGGTGATTTATCACATCAGCTGACTAGTTAGTTATAGATACCAATTGTTTTCGGAATACTGTCTATATGATTTTTATGTGGTGATGATATTGAGAAAAATTGATGATTCATTTTGTATGAGACAACCTACTTGTAGAGGTTGTATTCTATCAAAAAAGTGTGGTGAAATTAATGGCAACAAGTCAGTACGAAAAAAAAGTAAGACCAAAGTTACCACTGGTCGCAAAATGGTGCAGAAGTGGACTAACAGATAAAGAAATCTGGAATAGATTAGGTATAGAAAAATCTAGTTATTATGCTTACCAAAATAAATTTCCAGAATTTAAAGAAATAGTTCATAAAAATAAAGAATTTTGTGATGCTGAAGTAGAAAATCAATTTTATAAGAATTGTTTGGGATATGAATATGTTGAACAAGCATTAACCACTAAAAAAGAAGTAATATACGTAGATGGGAAACGAGTTAAAGAAATTAGTGAACCTGTAGTGGTTGAGCTAAGAAAACATAAACCATCAGAAACTAATGCTGCTAAATTCTGGTTACAAAATCGTGATCCAGAAAATTGGAAAGAAAAGCAACAAATTGATTTAGGTAATAAAGATGATAAACCATTCAAATTGGAAGATGTGATTTAATGAAATGTACTGCTAGTTTTTTAATTGAACGTAGAAAACAAAAATGGTATGAAGATAATGATATTGAAAGAGATAAAATATTTAGGGAACTAGTTGTCGAAGAGTTAAGTATAAATGAAGAGTTACGTAATGAGATTAAAGCAAACCCAGAAAAATTAATAGAATTAGTATTTATAGTTGTTAACAAAGAAAAGAAAACTGTACCTTTTTTCTTAAGTGAGGTACAGTTAGATTTTAAAGATATATTAAATCAAGCTAAACAAGATTTTAAAGAAGGTAAATTGTTAGATTTATCTTTTTTAATTTTAAAAGGGAGACAGTTAGGATTTACTACGTTTATAACTGCATATCAACTAGCATGTACTATAACTACAAGAAACTTTGAGGGATATACAATTGCAGATAATACAGATAATGTAGAATCAATATTTACAAATAAAGCAAAATTTATGTATAACAATCTTCCCGAAAAATTAAAGCCAACAGAAAAATATAATACTAAAAGACAATTAATATTTGAAAAGATAAATAGTAGTTGGGGAATAGATTCAGCAACTAAAGACATGGGACGTTCTAGAACAATAAACTTCCTACATGCTTCAGAGTGTGCTTTCTGGCAATACGGAATTGCAATTACACAAGCAGGTCTTGGAGAAGCTCTTACTAAAGATTCTATAAAAATATATGAATCTACTGCTAATGGATATAATGACTTTCAAAAAATGTGGGCAAGTGGAACCTGTATCAATTGTTTCTATGAGTGGTGGAGAACAAAAGAATATGCTCTAGAATTTGAAAGTGAATCTATCAAACAACAGTTTATTAACAATATTAACAATAAAACTGAGTGGATATATACTAGATTAAAGTGGCTTAAAAATGTTAAACATTTAACTTTAAACCAATTATATTGGTATTATAAAAAATATGAAAAATATATTGAAAAAGATATGATTAAACAAGAATATCCATGTACACCAGATGATGCATTCCTAAGTAGTGGTAGATGTGTATTTGATACCGAACAAGTAATGTCAAGAATAGAAGAACTTAAAGATAAAGAACCTATTAAGGTAGGATATTTTGAGTATAAATATGATGATACAAAACCAACAAAAGAAAAAATATCAAATATTGAGTGGATAGATGATCCTAATGGTTTTATTAAGATATATGAAGATGTTCAAAAAGGTTATCCTTATGTTGTAGGTGGAGATACTGCTGGTGATGGTTCTGATAACTTTACAGGACAAATAATAAATAATATAACTGGTAATCAAGTTGCAGTTTTAAAACATCAATTTGATGAGGATATTTATTCTAGACAAATGTACTGTTTAGGTAAATATTTTAACAATGCTTTACTAAGTGTTGAAGTTAATTATTCTACTTATCCAGTTAAGGAACTAGAAAGATTAGGATATGATAATCAATTTATTAGGGAAGCAGAAGATACTTACACAAAAAGAAAGTTTAATAAATATGGTTTTAAAACAACAACACAAACTAGGCCATTAATAATATCACTAATTATTAAATGGTTTAAGGAAAATATAGATAAAATCAATGATATAGATACTCTAGAAGAAGCATTAAGGTTTATTAGAAATGAAAAAGGTAGACCCGAGGCAGAAGTAGGATATCATGATGATTTAATTATGGGATTTGCTATATGTATTTATTCTAGGGAGCAAGGATCATTTGAAATTGAAATAGAGGAAGAACCAAAAGTGGTGCTTCCTTTTGCACTTCAAGATGATGATGAAGAAGATGATGGTGAATATATAAGGTGGTGATTAATATGTTAGAGGGAATTATTTATTTAATATTCTTTGGAATTGGACTATATTGTGGTCTTAAACTTGAATTTAAAGACAAAGATAAATTTATTGATGATATTGTTGATGAAGTTGTTGATGAAACAGTAACTGAAATATTTGAATCTAAAAATACTAGTCAAGAACAAACAGAAGGTACACAATATCCTAATGAGTTAACTCCAGAAATTATAGATGAATGGATGAATGGTGCAGGTGATAATAAATGAGACATGTAACACTATGGAATTACTTTAAAAAAGGTTTAAAATATCAAAGTGATAATAATCTAGATGAAAAGTGGAAAATGTGTGCTGACTTTGTAGATGGTAAACAATGGCCAGAACCAACAAAAAAGACAAAGAATTTACCACGTCCTGTTATAAATTTCTGTGATATGATTTTAAATAATAAAAAATCAAATATTTTAAATCAAAATATAAAGATTTTATTTAAACCTGGTGAAATGTTTGGACCAAATGTGGATACTGCAATGATAGGATCAGACATATTTACTAGATTTGCAGAAGTAGTAAAAGAAGATTTAGGACAAAGTGATTTAGATGATGAAGCACAAAATCATGCAGGTAAATATGGTACTTACATTTATCATTATTATTGGGATAAAGAAATTATAGGTGGTATGCAATCAAAATATATTGGTGGTATGCGTGGTGAAATAATTAATCCTAAAAATATATTCTTTGCTAATCCTAGAAAAAAAGATGAACAAAAACAAGAATACATACAAATTGCTAGTATAGAAAAAGTAAAGGATGTAAAAGCAGAAGCTAAGAAAAATAATATTTCTACTTGGGATAACATCGTGGCAGACCATGAAATAGAAGAAGAGGAATATAAAGATGAAGAAGTTGTTACCGTAATAACTACATATTCAAGAAAAGATGGTAGAGTTATTTGGGAAAAATCAACTAGTACATCTATGGTATGTGAAGCAACATACTTAAATCCAGAAATTAATAGTAAGATTAATTTAGAAAAGGAATCTACAAATGAAATAAATGAACCTGATAAAGCAAATATTGGTTCATTTAAAAATGAAATGTATCCAATAGTTGTTGGAAATCATTATAAGGTAGAAAAAAGTATATTTGGTCGTGGAGAAATAGAAAACATTATTCCTAATCAAAAAGCATTGAACTTTAATGTAGGTTTAATGCTTTTATCAGTTCAACAAACTGCATGGCCAAAGTTAATTGCCAAAATAGGTGCTTTAGGAAAACAAGATATTACTAACGCACCAGGTGAGATTCTTTATGATTATTCTAGAGAAAATGGTTGGGGTATTAAAAATATGGAAACTCCAGCATTTAATCCACAGGCAATTCAGTTAACAGATAAATTGTTAGAATTAACAAGGACTGTATCTGGTTCTACAGAAGTATCTACTGGTGAAGTTGCTGGTGCCAATATGGCAGCAAGTGCTATTATTGCACTACAAAATCAAGCAAAGAAACCAATTGATATGTTACAAAAATCTTTTTATAGAAGTTATAAGAAGATTGCTAAACTGTACGAACAATTTTTCAAAATGTACTATACAGATAACAGAGTTTTTTCATTTGAAGAAGATGGTCAAAATTATGCTGTTGAAATGAATGGCAAAAACTTTGAAGAATATGAATTTAATGCAACTGTTGAAATTGGTGCTGGAGGAGTATTTAGTGAATCATTAACAGTTAACTTGTTAGAGTCATTAAGAAATAGAAATACAATTGATGATGATGATTTAATAGAACTATATCCAGATAGTGCAATGCCATTTAAAGCACAGTTAAAGAAAATTAGAGAAAGAAAAGCCAAAGAAATGATGTTGCAGCAACAAATGCTTGCTCAAACACCTATTGGTGATAATCCTACATTACCACCAATAGAAAACGTAAATAACGAAAATATGAGAACACCAATTTAGTGTTCTTTTATTTTGTCCTTTTTTAGTAGGACTGAAAGAACTATCTACGCATTGAAGAGCGCAAAAATCTAAGGAGGAAATATGGAAAACGAATTAATTGGAAGCGGAAAAGAGTTGGAAGTCGCTGAACCAACAACAGAAGTAACAGATGATGTTACTGAAAATCCTGGTGAAGAACAAGGTGAAGATGGTCTTGTCTTAACTGATGATTCATCAGAGGAAGAATCTGAAAGTGATGATGGTGAAAAGAAAGAAAAAACACCTCAGTCAAAAGAAGATAATTCTAAATATGCCGAAGCTAGAAGAAAAGCTGAAAAAGAGGCAGAAATAAAAATTAAGGAAGCCTATGAAAAAGGAAAACTTGAGGCTTATATTGGAAAAATTAATCCTTATACAAATGAAGAGATTAAAGATATCCAAGATGTTGAAACATACGAGACAATGTTTCAAATATCACAAGCTGGAAAGGATCCTATTCAAGACTATCCGAAAGCAGTCGCTGATAAGAGAAGAGTTGATTATGAAAAAGAACTTAAAGATAAAGAAATTAAAGAAAAAGTTCAAAAGGAAGTCGAAGACTTTAAAAATAAATATCCTAGTATCAACTTAAATCAATTATTAGCAGACAAGAACTTTAACGATTATATGGATGGAAAACAAAAACCATTAGTTGAAGTTTATGAATCATTTGAAAATCTAAAAAAATCTTTTAGAAATGATGCAATAGAAGATGCTAAAAAGACTATTTCTAATGCGCATAGTTCACCAGGTAGTTTAAATGGTGGAACTGAAATTAAGTACGATTATGCAACTATGTCTAGTGCTGACTTTCAAAAAGAGGTTGATAAAGTATTAAGCCAATAATGAAAGGGAAGTGATAGTATGCCTAATACTCAAACAATTACAACTTTAACAGTTGAAAATCAAACATTTTATGATAGAGCTTTGTTAGAAAGATTATTACCTGAATTACATTTTTATAATGATGGTAAAAAGAAAAAAGTTCCTAAAGGAAAAGGAACAAAAATTGAATGGAGAAAATTTGCTTCATTAGCAATTCCAGAACAAGCATTAACTGAAGGTACTACTCCAAATGGTAGTTCTTTAAGTATTACATCATTGGTTGCTGAATTAAGTCAATATGGTGACTTTGTTGAAATCTCTGATGTATTAGATATGCAATCTAAAGATCCAGTTATTACTGAAACATCACAATTATTAGGTGAACAAGCTGCATTACTTGTTGACACTAAAATAAGAGATGTTGTTACTGCTGGAACAAATGTAAGATTTGTTGGTGGTAAAACTGGTCGTTCTGAATTAACTGCTGCTGATGTTTTAACTGGTGAAGAAGTTAAAAAAGCAGTAAGAGATTTAAGAAAAAATAATGCAAAAACATTTGCAGATGGATATTTCCATGCTGTAATCAGTCCAGAACAAGCATATGACTTAATGAGTGATACTGCTGATGGTGGATGGATTGATGCCAATAAATACACTGATAATAAGAAATTATTAAAAGGTGAAATTGGTGAATATGCTGGTGTAAGATTTATGACATCAAGCAACACTGCTACTGGAACTGGTGCTAGTGATGCAACAGTACATTTAGGAGTTATTTATGGTAAAGACTCTTATGGTGTTCCAGAAATTGGTGAAGGGTCAGCTGCAAAACCATCTATTATAGTAAAAGCACAAGGTAGTGCTGGAACTGCAGACCCATTAAATCAAAGAAGTACAATTGGATGGAAAAACTTCTTTGAATCTAAAATATTAGAACAAAATGCTATTGTAAGAATTGAAACAGGAATATCTGCATAAGGTATTCCTTTTCTAATTCTAAAATAATGAGAGGAAGAGATTTATGAGTAAAGTAGAAACTAATATTGATAATAATGAAAATCAAACAAAACCTGTTGAACCAGTAAAACCTGAACCAACAAAACCTGTTGAAAAAGAATATGATTTTGTTAAAAGATTAAAAAAGGATATGGTAGAAATTAAAATACCTGTTGATCCTATGAATAAACATTTAAAAACAGAAGATGTTTATATCAATGGTTATCGTTGGACTATTGAAAAAGGTAAAACAGTAAAAGTACCAAGAGCAGTAAAAGAAGTATTAGAAAATGCTGGTATTATCTAGCATTTTTTTATCAAGTTAAGAGTATTATGGTGGTGCAACTCCACTAAACTTGTCTAGGAGGAAATGTTTATGAGATATGGAGATATATTACTTAGTGCATTAAGAAAAATGTTTTTAAATAAAGGAAATATTAAAATTGAGGAATTAGAAACTTTAAAAAATGATAAAAACTATAAAACATACTTAGATGGAATCCACAATGTTGTTAATGAATGTATTGATAAACTTTTAGAAGTTAAACCATACATACAATATACCGAAGTTACTGACAAATACGATTTAACTGATGATGAAGATTTCAAATCTGTTTATGATTTATTTGATGAAAAAGGAAATAGAAAACAATATCACGTTGAGGGTGAAACAATACTAAGAATACACGATGCAGAAGAAAATGAAGTTTATACTATGTATTATGAATCTTATTATTATGTAACTGAAAGAACTACACCAACAACAAAGTTACCATTAGCAAGAGAACTATGTAATTTAATACCTCTATATTTAGCAGGTGAACTATATAAGGATGATGATATTGCACTTGCTACAACATATATGAATGAGTTCGAAGCAGGACTTGATGGATTAAAAGGTCATGCTCCAGAACAAAAATCTATTAAAGATGTATTTGGAGTGTTTTAATGAAATATCCTATGCCAAAAAGTTCTAAATTATTAGTTATTAATGATTTTAAAGGTGTAGATTTTACAAGTTCAAGTGTTGATAAAAAAAGAAGTGGTAATGCTTATAATGTTATAAATAATAATGGTTATATTGAATCAAGACCAAGTTATGAATTATTAAAAAAAATAGGCAATAAAATAAATGGTTCATGGAATGTTGATACTAAATCTGGTGACTATTTTTTAATTCATAGCGGAACTAAATTATATCAGGTAACTAGTGATTTTTCATCATATGTTGAAGTATGTAGTAATTTAAATGATGTTAAATCAACAGGACAATATATAAATGGTTATTTAATAATTATAGATGGAAAGAGAAATATTATATTTGGTAACTTTGGTAATAGTTATGAAGCCAGATATTTAGATGAATGTGGTACGATTCCCATAACAACTATTGGCATGAGTCCAAGTGGTGGTGGTAAATCTTATCAACCTATTAATATGGCTAGTAAGTATAGAATTAATATGATTAGAGGTACTGCAGAAGATACAGTTTATAATTTAAATGATACAAATTTAGATGATAATAGTGATGTTTTAATTCAATTGTTGACTTTAGATGGATGGGAAGTCTTAGATAGTAGTGAATATACTGTTGATTATGTAAATGGTAAGGTTACATTTAAAATTGCTCCCGGAGAAACCCCTCTTAATGAAGAAGATAATGTTAGCATTAGATATTGTAAAACTAATACTGAATATCTAGATATATTAAATAATTGCACAATATCAACAGTATTCGGTTACAACGGAAATGATGATAGAATTTTTATTACAGGAAATAAAAATTTTAAAAATATGGTATGGTATAGTTATTCAAATGACGTAACATATTTTCCAGATATAAATTATATTCAAGTAGGTCAAGAAGAAATTAATAACTTTACTAGAATTAATAGTGGTAAATTAGGAATACAAAAACCAAAATCAGATTCAGACAGCACTATCTATTATTTAGAAAGTGCTATTTTTAATAATGAAGAAGTATTCCCATTAACTGCTGGAGTTAAAACAATAGGATGTATTGGAAAATATGCTAATTCTAATTTAGTTAATGATCCTTTAACTTTAACAGAACAAGGTGTCTTTGCAATAGTTTCTTCTGATAACGAAAAATTTGCAATGTTAAGAAGTTATTATGTTAATGGTAAATTATTAAAAGAAAAAAACTTAGAAGAAGCAGTTGCAATTAGTTTTAAAGGAAAATATTATTTAGCTATTAATAATAATGTGTATATAGCTGATAGCAGATTTAAAAGTTATGCTAAAAATAGTCAAACAGAAGATTACCAATATGAATGGTATTTTTGGAAAGATATACCTGTTAGGGTATGGTTTATATTTAATAATGAACTTTACTTTGGTACTGAAACAGGTGATATATGTAAAATAAACGATGTTCAAAATAACGAAGATAATTTCGAATCGTATTTTGAAACTCCACCACTTAGTTTAGATAGTACTGTTTTAAATAAGACTATTAAAAAAGTAGGATTAATTTACAAAAATAATAGTGAATTTGAATTTGGATATATTACACCTGATGGTGAAGAAAAAATTATTGATTTAAAAAGTGGTGAAACAGATTTTCCTGTTGTTATTTTAGAAAAGGAAAAAATAAGAAAATTCTTATATATTAAATTTTTTGTTAGAAGTAAGAAAAGACTTACTTTAGAACAGTTAAATGTGGAATATGTATATAGTGGAAGATACAAAGGAGAGTGATTATAATGCAAGGAGCAAGTAATTATGCACAAGCACAAGCAGATTTAATTAAAAAACAACAACAATATTTATTAGATGAAGCTAAAAAATCAGAAGAAAATAGATTAAAGGCACTAGAATCATCTAATCAACAAGCAATAAACCAATTAAATCAAAACAAAGTTACTGTTAATGAAAATGCTGATAGTTTAAATAGACAAGAATATTTATATAAGATGTTAAATCAAGAAGCATTAAATCAAAATTTAAGTAGATATAGAATAGGTACTAGTGGTGCTAGAGAAACTTCTTTAAATGATTTATATGCACAATATGGTGAAAACGTAAATAAAATAAATACTGACAGAAATCAGGGATTAAGAGATATAGATAATCAAATTAGTGATACTAATCTAGCTTATGAAACAAATAAAAATACTGCACTAAGTGAAGAAGCACTTAAAAGATTACAATTACAACAATCAATAGATGCTCAAGCTCTAGATAGATATAACAATGCCTATAATTGGTTTGTTCAAGAAGAAGCAAGAAAACAAGCATTAAAAGAGTATGAAGCTGCACAAGCGCAAATTGAAAGAGAATATCAATTACAGAAAGAACAATTAGCATTCCAAAGGGAATATCAACAACAACAGCTAGCATACGAAAAATTGAAATGGCAACAAGAATATGAACTATCAAAAAAACAAGCTGAAAGTTACAGTTATGATTTAATAGACAGTATTCAAAATAATCAACAAAAAACTCAGAATACTAGTAATTTTAGCAATGCTTCTGCATTGCAGTCTAAACTTTCTAAATCAAAACCAACACAATATGGTTCTACAAATTCGGCTTATACTATGAAATATAATGCTTGGAAAGAAAACGCAAAATTATCTTTACAAGATGCATTAAAATCGGGACAAATAACAGAATCAGATGTAAAAACAATATATAAAAATTTAGGTTTATAGTGGTGATTAAATGAGTAAATCAGATTTGGATTTAATATTAAGTGGAAATTATAAACCATCATTTAAAACAAAACAAAGTAGTGCCAAGACTAATGATTTAAATAAAATTTTAAGTGGTACATATAAGCCAGAATTTAATAAAAATGATTATACTAACATAACTAAAACAAATTACTCAAAAACTCAAAATAACAATAATAAATCTTTTGACTTTTCAGTTAATGAAAAGCTTTCCAAACAATCACTAATAAATGAGTATAAGGATTTACAGAAGCAACTTGCAAATTATGATAGAAAAGAAAAAACAAAATGGTGGGATTCCGATAAAAATATATTGGAAAACTCAGGTAACGTACTTTATAAATTATTTGTAGAAGACCAAGATAATAAATATAAAAATGATGAAGAATATAATGAATTATTAAACAGATATAAAAGTATTAAAAAACAAATAACAGATGAAACTGTAAAAGAAGAAAGTAAAGACCTTAGCAATACAGAAAAAATTGGATATACTCTTATGGGTAATTTAGAAACAAGTTTAAAAGGTATTGAAAGTACTGTTCAAAAATTTACAGGACAAAATCGTGATAATTCAGAATTATCATTTGGTGAGAGAATGGCACAAGAATCAATTGATCAATCATCTGGTGCAGGTAAAGTCGGATTAAACATATTAGGTTCTACTGCAAGAATGATACCACAAGTGGCAGCAGGAAGTCCTGTAGGTGCTAAACTTATTGGTTTTGCTAATTATGGTGGAAGTGCATATAACGAAGCAAAAAGAGACGGATATGATGAAGATAAAGCAACAAAATATGGTGTTGTAGTTGGTTCCTTAGAAACTGGTTTAGAATCACTATTAGGTGGTTTTGAAAGTATATATGGGAAAAGCATAGGTGGAAAATTAACAAATAAAGTAATGAAAAACATTGTTAAAAATGATACCTTTAGAAAAACTGTAAGTGGAATTTCAGGTGAATTTACTGAAGAATATTTACAAGAATTTCTTAACCCCATTGTTAAAAATATAGTATTAGAAGAAGAAAATGGTGCAGATTTCTGGAATACAATGCAAAAAGATTTTAAGCAAGGTGTAAAACAACTATCTTCACAACTATTTAATTCCCAAAATCTATATTCAGGTATGATGGGTGCTATGACATCTGGTGTTATTAGTGGTATAAATAATCTTTCAACTGCAACTAATAATAGAACACAACCAAATAATGTAAAAAACAATATAATATCAACCCAAAACATAACAGATAATACAAATAATAGTTTGGAAGCAAAAATGTCTGAAAATGTCTTAAATCAAGTTCAAAACAATATAAATAATTATCAATATCAAAAAAGTAATAATATTAAAATAGATAATTTAAGAAAAAGTGCAAGTACCTATTTTGATAATAGTACCGAAACTAAGAATTTAATAAATACTTATGAAAAAATTATTACTGATAAAAATTATAATGTTATATTTGATAATACATTAACCAATAATAGTGGTAATATTGTTGATGCAAAAATAAGTACATTAGATAATGGTGAAACTGAAATAAGAATTAACCCCAACTCAACTAGAGCTGGGGAGTTTTTGATTATGCATGAAGTAACTCATGCCATTGAAACAGATGAAATCAAAAATTTAGTTATAGACTATGCTTCTAAAAATAGTGAGTTTAATAACGCATTAGAAAGTTTAAAACAAACATATAATACTTCTGATGTTTCTAGTGAGGTATTAGCTGATATTTCGGGTCAATTATTTGGTAACCAAGAATTTATAAATGAATTATCTATACAAAAACCTAATGTATTTACAAGAATATATAATAAAATAATTGAATTAGCAAATAAGATAACTGGTAATTCAAAGGAAAGTTTATTTCTTAAAGATTTAAAAAACAAATGGGAAAATGCCTATAGAACACAAAACAATATCCTAAATGATAGTAAATATATGATGACAGGCGTAAAAGGTTTAAAGAACGCAATCAAAAGTAGTGCTGATAATCAATGGTTATATAATAATTATAACAAGTCTAAAATTTTGAGAACAAAAGGTTATGATAATAATATCATTAGACAAAAAACAGGATGGTTTATTGGAACAGATGGTAAAGAAAGATTTGAAATCAGCGATAATGAAGCACAAATTAATGGAAACGTTAAAAAGAATGCCAAATATAAATTAGATGAAATACTGAATCATGATGACTTATATGAATTATATCCTAAATTAAGAAATTCTAAAATCATATTTAAAGATATTAAAAATTATAATAATAAGGTGGTTGCAGGTCAATATAATCCACTTACTAACTCAATAGAATTAAATAATAAACTATTGGACATGAATAACTCTCTAGATAAAGTTAAAAATACATTATTACATGAAATTCAACATAATATTCAAAAAATAGAGAAATTCAATAAAGGTTCTGCTGGAAACAAAGGTATAGCTGAATATATTAATAATGCAGGTGAAATAGAAGCGCGTGATACAGAAAAAAGAAGTAAGTTATCATATGCGGAAAGGTTAAATTCTCGACCAAAATCCATGAAAACATCAACTAGTAATATTGATAATAAAACAAATATATTATATAATCTTGGTAAGAGAAAGGACATTGATATTGATGAAAATATTAAAGAAAATTCTTCAAAAAATAAAAGAGATGTTCATAACAGAAAGATGCCTAGTGATAGAGGAGGACGAGAACTAAATAATAGTTCTTTTTCTTTACCGTCAAATGAAGATAGTAAATGGCAAGAGCATTTAGAAAGTAATTATAAATCATCAGGAACCAGAACAGATATGAGTAATATCAAAAGCAATAGTTTTATGAAAAAAAGTATATCAAAAGGAAATTTGCTATACGATATAGATGAAGGTATAATAAAAAGAACTGACAGGAAGCTACAATTGCGACCAACCAGTTCAACTGCTAACAATATACAACAATCTAACAATATTGTCAAATCTAATACATTACCTAATTATTCTATGCAAGAAAATATAAATAATTCACAAGAACTAGAAAGTAGTTCTTTTTCTTTAACGTCAGATGAAGATAATAATGCTACAAATGAAATACCTAAAGATCCAACTAAAGAAGAAAGTTATAATTATGTTGATAACTACAATGTTGAAATAAATAATATTAAAAATATGTTATCAAAATATACTTCTTTGGAACGTAGTGAGTTAATTAGCGAAAAAACATATGATTCAATTAATAGTGAATTAAGAAGATTAGGCAAAGGTTTAGATGATAAAACAATTGATAATTTAACTAATAAAATATTTAAAAATCTTATTGATGGTAAGGATATTAAGAATATAACAAATACTGTGTATAACTTTATCAATAATCCTAGAAAAGCTAAAATTAATGAATATAGAAAACTTGCTTCTAATATGATAGATGATATTGTAGATTGGAATGATAAAAAAATAGGCCTTTCATATCAAACAGAAACGATGAAAAGAAATTTGTATGATATTATTCCAGATAAAAATAAAGCTAAACAGGTATATGAAACTTATTTTCAAACAATATCAGAAAACGAGGCAACTGCTAAAAATTTTATAAATGAATATAATGATAAAATCAAGAAATTAGATTTAAATAATAAGGAATCTATCGCAGTTCAAATGTATGGAGAATATAAATATAATCCAGAAACTACATTAACGGGATTACAAGTTTATGAATATATAGAAAAAAATAATCTTGATTTGAACAAAATCAAAAATTCAGTTGAAGTATTTAGAGATACTTATGATGAACTTATAAATAAAGTAAATAATGTATTGATAGAACAGGGATATAAACCTATTGAATACAGAAAAGGATATTTCCCTCATTTTGTTACTGATAAATCTACTTCTATAATAGGTAAGTTTGCTGAAAAACTAGGGTGGAAAATAAAAAAAGAAAATTTACCTACTGATATTGCAGGTATGACTGAAATATTTAAACCAGGTAAACGTTGGACTTCTTTTTCTCAACAAAGAACAGGAGATTCAACTGATTATAATGCTTTAAAAGGTTTTGATACTTATATTAGAGGCGCTGCTGATTTAATATATCATACAGAAGATATTCAAAAATTAAGAGCATTAGAAAATGAAATAAGATATCAATATGCCTCTGACACTATTAAAAAAGAAATAGATGAAATAAATAAAGATAGTGATTTAGATACTCAAGAAAAGCAAGAAGAAATAGATAAGATATTTGATAGATTTAATAATCAAATGCCTAACTTTGTTACCGAAATAAGAAGATATACTGATGGTCTAGCTAATAAAAAAGCAATAGATGATAGAAATATGGAACATAAATTGAATAGAGAAATATATTCAGTCATGACAAATATTCAAAATCGTGTTAGTGCTAATATGGTCGGATTAAATGTATCTTCTGCATTGACAAACTTTATACCAATTACGCAAGGTTATTCACAAATAAGTACCAAGAATATGTTAAAAGCTATTAAGGATACTATTAGTAATCAAGTTAACAATGATGGATTTGAGAATAGTTCAACATTCTTAACCAATAGACTTAAAAATCCTGATAATTTATATAAAACTGGATTAGATAAATTTAATGATAAAGCATCTTTCTTATTTGAAGGAATTGATAGTATTACGTCAAATATTCTGGTTAGAGGAAAATATTACGATAATGTAAGTAATGGTATCTCGGAGACAGAAGCGATTAAAAATGCCGATGAATTTGCTAAAGATGTTATGGCTGGTCGTAGTAAGGGTGAAATGCCTACTATTTACAATGAAAAGAATCCGATAACAAAATTATTAACCTCTTTTCAATTGGAAGTTAAAAACCAATATGGATATATGTTTAAGGATATCCCTCGTGATTTAAAAGATAAGGGCATGAAAACACTAGTTAGTGCCTTTATGAAAATGTATTTAGGAGCATGGTTATACAATAAGTTTGCCGAGTCATTGACTGGTAGAAAGAGTGCTTTTTCACCTGTTGACATAGTTGAAGAAACACTTTCTGCTGCTACAAACAAGAATTTATCTACTTATGACAAATTAGAAAACATTACAACAAATGCACTTCAAGAAGTTCCTTATATTGGTGGTATTCTTGGTGGTGGTAGATTACCTATTAATTCTGCTATTCCTGATGTTAAAACTTTTGAATATTTTGTTAATTCATTTAGTGATGATAAGGATAAAAAGAAAACTGCTATTAATAATTTGAGAAAGGAACTAACTAAACCTTTTATGTATATTGTAATGCCTGTTGGTGGTGGTCAAATTAAAAAGACTGTCGAAGGCTTATCAATGTATTCTAAAGATAAAGATATAAAAGGTAGTTATACAACATCTGGTGACTTAAGGTTTCCAGTTAAGGAAGATATTTTAAGTAAAACCCAAGCAGCACTATTTGGTCAATATTCAAGTAAAGAGGCAAGAGAATATTTTGATAGAGGCGAAAAACCTTTAACAGAAAATCAAATTGAGGATTATAAAAATCTTAATGTTCCTATAACAAAATATTGGAAATATAGAAGTGATTTAAGGGAAATTAATAAAATTAAATCAGATAAAGATGAAAATGGTAAATCAATAAGTGGAAGTGCTAGTGGTAAAAAAGCATATGAAATTATGAATAATAATTTATATTCTAAAAAAGAAAAGAATTATTTGTTAAGTCAGTTATCAAGTAGTGATAAAGATGAAACAATAGAATCATTAAAAATACTTGATAATGATAAAGAAGTATATAAATACTATTTTGGTTTAAATACGAAAGGAAGAGAAAATTTTGTAAGTGCTATAAATGATTATGATTTTAGTGCTAAAGATTTGTATGATTTTAATACTAGTATTGATAAAGAAGATTCTACTAGAAAAAAAATTACTGTTACTAATTATCTTAAAAATAGTAATTTAAGCGACAAACAAATTGCTTATCTATATGAAAAGAGTGGATATTCTAGTGAAGAAAAATTAGATGTATTATTAAACTCTAATATATCACTAAAATCATTTATTGATTTACAATTAAGAATAACAGATATTAAGGGTGATACTGATACAAAGAGTGGTGTAGTAGGTAAAACTATATCTGGAAGCAAAAAGAAAAAAGTACTAAAAGAAATTAACGAAACAAAAGGTCTTTCAAAAGAACAGAAACTTCTAACTACTTATTTGTTAGGTTATTCTGTTTCTACTGGTGATTTTTCTGGTTATACTACCGATTCTTCTAGGAAGATAGTATTTGATTATGTTAATAAGTTAAGGTTATCCACAACAGAAAAACGTGATATCTTGGAACAAGCAGGATACAAAATTTATAAAAATGGCAGAATAGGTTGGTGATGTAATGTACAATCAAGCTAAATATGATAATGAACATGTTACTTTAGGTCAGTTAAAGGAAAGTATTACTGAAGTAGAGGAAACAATACCTGATTCAAGTGAGTATTCTAAAAACTTTGGTTTAACACCTAAACCACCATATTCTGTTGGAGATACTTGGACAGATGATGGAAGAGTATATAAATGTGTAAAAGAGCGCCTATATGGCGCTTTTTCTATTTCTGATTGGCAATTGGTTGCTACTGATGATTCTAGTTTTAATCAATTTGTGGAAAATGTTTATACTGCATATGAATTATCTATTCCTAATCAGTCAGATGGAAAGATAGAATCATTTTATCAAGATTCAGATCCTAGTGCAGAATGGGATACTGATGTTCTTAAGGAAATTCATAATGGTGATTTATGGTACTCTAATTCTTCTGGAGTACAGAGAAGATATACTAAAAAGAATACAAATCCTGTGTCTTATTCTTGGGATATTGTTTCAGTACCTATGGTTCTATTTAATCTTGTTGATGGTCACAAAAATATTTTTGTTATAAAACCTAGTGAATATTCTAAAGATGATTATTGGGTAATAGATACTGAAGAAGATATTCCTAGTGACTGCCAAATTGGCGAGATAGTAATTGCTATTAATGATTCTAATATATATAACAAAGATGACTTTATTAAAAAAGATTTAAAGACAATAAAGGTTAGTGCTATAGAGGATGAGTACTACAACAAAGAGGAAATTAACATTAAGACTAGTGAATTAGAAAAATATACTGAAACAAAAATACAACAAGCAAAAGATGAAATTAGTTTAGAAGTGTTATCCACAATAAAACCAGAAATTATTACTATTAAACAAGTTGATGAAGTTCTAAAATTAGAAAATACTCCTAATAGTAAAGGAGCTATCAAAAAATTATCTATTAAAGGGATTCCTATTATTCCTTTATATCCAGGTATGGCTTATCCTACTCCTTATACATATCCTGGGGCATATAATCACTATAATTTGATTTTTAGTAATGATGAGTCATTTAATTCCTATGAGGAACTTGATATTGAAAGTCCTATAATTTTACGCGCAATTAATATTGATGATGTCATTATTTCTGATGAACTTTTGATTTATGAAAACTATGTGTCAATTGTTCAAAATGTTGGTTATGACAATTATGGTAATTGTGTTAGTTTAGATGACCCTATTATTCATGAATTAAAAGATATTCTTGTACCTACCTATGATGGTGGAACGTATATTAAACTTAAACATATTAATGTTAATGTTGAATTTAATTGTGAATATATTAAGAAAAATGAATTAAGTGATATTTTCACTACTGAAATCGAAACAAGAGCAGCTATTAATATATCAGATCAAAATATTAAATCTAAGGTTTCTAGAGGAAATATCATAAGTGAAATTAATCAAAGTCCTGAGTTAATAAAAATAATTGCTGAAAGGATTATGCTTGAGGGTATTGTTACCGCTAATAATAATTTTAAAGTGTTATTAGATGGTTCAATAGAAGCAAAGAATGGACGTTTTTTTGGGAATGTATATTTACCATCTGGTGGACAAGTAATTGGTGGAGATGGTCTTTTAACTAACCTACAATATGAAACAGGACAAGATTTTGAAAGATTAGGATTTACTTATCATTATACTTTAGATAAGTATGTTGCTAATACTTTACCGTTAAGTGTTTATATACCAGATAATTTTAAGATAAAAGAGGCTAAGGTTACTTTATTCCATATGCCACAACGTATTAATATGACTACTATTGACGGTGTGTTAACAGAGTGGTGCTATTCTAGGAATATAAAATTGTATAAAGTTGATTTGACAAATATCTTATGGGATGGATGGGTTGATAGTGAATTTTATATGGATGAAAGTAGCAAAATGACAGAAATTATTGAGGCTTTTGGTAAAAATGGGTATACACCACCAATTCCTAGTAATAGTGATTATTCTACTAAAACTATTGTTTCAGGGGATATAAAGAATTATCTAAAATCTGGTATGAATAATTTGGCATTAAAATGTGATTATGAAGTAAATGATTCTGCTGGTGTGTTAGAATCATTTATTTCTTATAAGTACTCTGGAAGAGTAATTGCGTTTTTAGACATAGTTGGATATATGTCTACAGAAGAGGAGTGATGATATGAGTATAGATAAATTAAATCTTAAATTTGTTAATTATCAAGGACCAATAATGGATGATATTTTAATGACAAAAATAACTGATAAAATTGATGAGGTTGTTGATGGTGTTAATAACTGTGATGGTGGAGGAGGAACTGGCGGAAGTTCTGGAAACGAAGTAGTAATAGGAGACGAATCAAAAATAACAGAAGATACAAAGATATTTATAGATCCTAATGAAGTATTACCACAAGGGAATGATGTAGTAGATAGTTTAGAGGGTAATGAAACAGATAAAGCGCCTAGTGTAAAAGCAGTTAAAGAGGGATTAAAAGATGTGTATTCAACAGAAGAACAAGTAATTGGTATATGGAAAGATGGTAAACCGTTATATAAAAAAGTGTTTGATATACCAACAACATTAGATGATTCACATTGGTCTTTTTTAGATATACGTTCTATAAATATAGAAACATTAACAGATTTAACTGGAAAAGTAAATGTTACAAGTGATGTAGGAACTAAAATTCAACCTATACCTCGTGTTGTAATTGATGCTATTTCTCAATATGGTATTGGATATGGAGATATAGACGCTAATAGGATTGGTATTCAGTATGGAAGTGCTTACACAAAAATAAATAGTGGTTTTATAACGCTAATATACACAAAAACAACTGATTAGGTGGTGAAATAAATGAAATATAAAGATGAAAATGGAAATTGGATAGATATACACGTTAAAGCAATAGATAATGAACCTTTAGCATGTACTAAAATCTATTTTGGAACAACAGAACCAAATGGATATAAATTTGCCAATGGACAAGAATTATCAAGAACTGAATATGCAGAACTATTTAAAGTAATTGGAACTAATTATGGTTCAGGTGATGGAAGTACAACATTTAATCTTCCTAATATGAATGGCAGAGTACCAGTAGGATTAAACGTAAATCAAGAGTGGTTTAATACTTTAGGAAAAACAGGTGGTAGCACAGAATTACAAGAACATAGTCATATTCAAACAGTTGGTGGATTTCCGTCGGTTGATGGGAACGCTAATGGCTCTACAGAAGCGTATGGATATAGAATAACAAGTTTGGATGTTGAAACTTCAAAAGTAAATATGACACTTCCAACAGGTTCTGGAAACACTGGAAACTTACAACCATATATAACAGTAAATTACATAATAAAAGTTAAAAATCTAGCCACACTACCTCCTAATGCTGAATTAATAGATGAAAATGGAACACCAAGTGATACAAATACCTATAATGCTAATGCTATTAATGAGTTAGTGAAAGATGTTTATTCAACAAAAGAACAACAAATTGGAACTTGGTTAGGTAAACCATTATATAGAAAAACTCTACAATTTACCGATACAGTAGATTCTGCCACTGCATTAGCAAAACCACATGGGATTTCTAATGTAGACACAATTTGGATAGATACAAGCAACAGTTTTTTGAAAAGTGGAAATTCCACTTTTCCACTACCACAAGTTTGTTATTATGGTAGTTTTACAGATAGAGTAGGTGTACACGTCGACATAGAAAATATTAATATGTATAGTGAAAGTGGTTGGGGTTCTAATTGGCTTAAAATAGTAACATTAAATTACACAAAAACAACTGATGAAGAGGTGTAATATGGATAATACAATAATGACAATATTAGGATTTATAGGTGCAATGATTCCAGTTGTAGCAGTAATAATTAAACTAAATACCACTATCACTACATTAAATGTAACAATAGAACAATTAAATAAACAAATGAAAAATAGTCAATCTGATAGAAAAGATATACATGACCAATTAAACGATCATGAAACAAGAATAACTATTTTAGAAAAAGATAGGGATTAAAGACACTATTAATTAGTGTCTTTTCTTATTAGAAAGGGTGATTAATAATGTTCAAGATAGTAAATAAGGAAATACATTTAACTAGAGGAGATATAGCATGTATAGAAGTAAAAGCAACAAATGAAGATGGTACAGACTATACTTTTAAAGTGGGGGATGTAGTTAGATTAAAAGTATTCAAGAAAAAAGATTGTGGATGTGTAGAACTACAAAAAGATGTAGAAATAACAGAAGAAAGTACAAGTGTAGATATAAATTTAGATGGCACAGAAACAAAAATAGGTGAAGTAATAAATAAACCTACTACTCTATGGTACGAAATAGAATTGAATCCTGAAACAAGTCCACAAACAATTATAGGATACGATGAAGAGGGTGAAAAAATCTTTGTTTTATATCCAGAAGGGAACGATAAACTATGATAGATGCAAAAGAAAGTTTAAGTGGTAATGTACCAGACAAACAAAGTCTAACAGGAGATTTTAAAATACAAGTAGCACCAACTCCAAATATAACGGTAGGAACAACAACTACATTAGAACCTAATTCAAATGCAATAGTAGAATTAGATGAAGCGTCAACTAAGTTAAATCCTATATTCAATTTTGGAATACCTAAAGGGGAACAAGGTATTCAAGGAGAACAGGGAATACAAGGAATACAAGGTCCACAAGGAATACAGGGTGAAATCGGACCTGCTAACGTTTTAACAATAGGTACAGTAACAAAAGGTGATAATGCTGCTGCTACTATTACAGGTGATTCTCCTAATCAAACTCTTAACTTAGTACTTCCTAAAGGTGATAAGGGAGACAAAGGTGATAAAGGCGAAGTTGGTTCTATTGGACCATCTAATACATTAACAATAGGAACTGTAAGTAAAGGAAATGAAGCTCAAGCAACAATAACTGGTACTTCTCCTAATCAAGTATTAAATTTAGTACTTCCTAAAGGTGATAAAGGTGATACAGGAGAACGTGGTATTCAAGGTATTCAAGGTATTCAAGGTCCTAAAGGAGATACTGGGCCTCAAGGAACAAAAGGTGATAAAGGAGATACTGGTTCAATAGGTCCTCAAGGTCCACAAGGAATACAAGGACCACAAGGAATACAGGGAGAACAAGGACCGCAAGGAGAACAAGGTATACCAGGTAATGATTATGTTCTTACTGATGCTGATAAAACAGATATAGCAGGATTAGTATTAGCTAGTTTTCCAATAGCAGAGGAGGTTAGTTTCTAATGGCTAAATATAGTATAGAAGATACAACTTTAACTAATATAGCAAATGCTATTAGAAACAAAACAGGAGATAGTGCAACATTAAAACCTAGTGAAATGCCTACAGCTATTGAAGGAATCGAAACTGGTAGTAGTGGCGAAATGAATGTGAAAATATTAACCAAAATGTCAGGTAATATTGATGGTAATCCTAAATATATATTACAAAGACTTATAACCGAAATTCCAACAATAACAGTATCTGGTACTAGTATGCAGAGTGCATTTGAAGATTGTATCAATTTAACAAAAATTCCTACACTAAATACAAATACTATTCGGAATATGCAAAATATGTTCCGAAACTGCGCTAAATTAACAGAAATACCATTATTAAACACAAGTAACGCAACAAATTTTTATTATATGTTCGCTGATTGTGATAATTTAATAACAATCCCACAATTCGATACAAGTAACGTAAAGGACATGAGTTATATGTTTTACAATTGTTATGCATTAGAATCAATTCCTTTATTGAATACATCTAACGTAACGAAAATGGACTATATGTTTTACAGTTGTCGCAGTTTATTAGAAATCCCACAATTCGATACAAGTAACGTAACGAACATGAGTTATATGCTATACGGTTGCGATAATTTGATAACGATCCCTTTGTTAAACACATCAAAAGTAACAGCTATGACTTATGTATTTTATAGTTGCGATAAGCTCAAAACTATACCGCAATTAGATTTATCCAGTGCAACATCTATTAATTATATACTGACAAATTGCCCTGCATTAGAGAATTTCGGAGGTTTTCTAAATTTAGGCGCTGCTTATCTTACATCGAGAGCAGAAAACTACACTGCTTACAAATTAGATTTATCGAAATCTACAAAATTAACTCACGACAGTTTAATGAATGTAATTAACGGTTTATACGATATTGCTACGTTAGGTTGTAAAATACAACAATTAACAATCGGGGCAACTAATTTAGCAAAATTAACAGCAGAAGAAATAGCAATAGCGACTTCTAAGGGATGGTCGGTTGCTTAGAAAGGAGAATAAAATATGAAATTATTTACTTATACAAAACCAAGAATGATAGTAGCAGATGAGGGGAAACACATCAGAAATATAAATGATGTTTATGTACCAGAACATACTGACGAAGAAGGTAATCTAGTACCAGAACATTTTCCTTATTATTCGACTACAATATTTGTTCCAGATAATTTTACTGAAGAACAAATGTATGAATTATATATTGAAGAGCCAATAGGAGAATAAAAGCAAACGAAATAATTAATTTTATAAAGGAGGTAGTATTAGATGAAGAAAGCACTGAATGATGTAAAGAGCTTTGTAACAATACTATTCGCAATAGCTTTAGTTGCGTTACTGTTTATTGCTGTGTTTAAAAGTCAAAATATATTTGAAATAGTATTCTTATTATTTACTAATTTATGTACAGCAGTTTTTACATATTTTTTCACTAAAAAGAAAGAGGTAGAGTAGTTATGACTATAAAACAAAAACAATTAAATTTAAAACATCTAGGATATTACAAAGGAAATATTGACGGAATATGGGGTAATGGAAGTAAAGAAGCAACAAAGAAATTTCAAAAAGCATATGGACTAGTTGTAGATGGTATTTTCGGGGCAAATACAGAAGTAAAATCTATTCAAGTATGGAAAGACATTCAAAACAAGTTAAATAAGCATGGTTTTAGACTTTCTGTGGATGGTTTAGTAGGAACTAACACAATTAACGCCATCAAAGACTTTCAACTTAAAAACGACCTTTCTATTGATTATATAGTAGGTCCTAAAACAACGGCTAAATTAAATGCTGAGCCACTAAGTTGGAATGATATTAAATACTTCAAAAAATCAGAATTTACTTGTAAATGTGGATGTGGTAGTAATAACATCTCATTAGAGTTAGTAAAAATCGCCGATGAAGTAAGAAAACATTTTGGTAAACCTATGACTATTACAAGTGGGACAAGATGTTCTAAACATAATAAAAATGTTGGTGGAGTATCTACTTCAAGACATTTATCAGGCAAAGCATGTGATTTCTATATCAGTGGTGTATCACAAAATCAAATACTTGACCTTACTAATAAATTAGTATCTCAAGGAAAATTAAGATACACTTATGGAATAGCAAATTCAAGTGCAGTTCACATGGATATATTATAGGGAGTTGGTAGCCCCTGCCTAGCTTCGGCATTACAATAGAAGGACGTTGCCTATTATTAGGCTGCTACTATTAATTAAAAGCTAGTTCTCTTAATTGAGGACTAGCTCTTTTTTTATTGATTTTTATTATGATAACATATATAATAACCTTATATACTTATTTTACAGGGGTGATTATATGTCATTACAAGTTTATTATGATAATATATATAGTGCAAAAATCAATGGAAAAAACATGAAAGTCTTAATACTATATAATATATCCGGAAACCATTATGTTGGGTTCCCAGTATATGATAAAGAAAAGAAAAATACTATTAAGATAAAGTCTATTAACAAATATATTAATATAGATGAAGTAATGGATATTTCAAAAAATTCAATCAAGTCATTAATATATATAAAAGGGAAACCGTTAAAAATTTTATCTAAAGAAAGAAATTATATAAACAAAAAATTGAAAGATTCTTTAGTATCAAAAATTGAAAATGGCATTAATCCTCAAAAACAAGAGGACTTATCATATATAAAATGGGTAAAAAAAGTATTAGATTTAAATACTGCTTCAATAAAAATGCAAAACTTAAAACCTAGACAAATATATTGGGTTGATTTTGGTTTTAATGTTGGTTCAGAGTTAAGAAAGTTAAGACCAGCAATTTTATGGAGAAGTACTGCCGATAAAAAAGTTTGGACAGTTATACCATTGAGTACAAAATGCAAACAAGACAATTACTATTTTCATTATGATTTATTATCAGTCAATGACTGTTCAATTAAAGTTGAATCAATGATGAATTTTAGTTATAAAAGAATTGAAAGTGCTTATTTTGCTAAAAATGTTAAAGCATATATAAATGATGATGACTTTAATAACATAAAAGAAATTTTAAAAAAATATTATACATTTACATTTTAAATACCCCCCTCATATGAAAAAAGTTGACATTTGCTAGTATATATGCTATATTAATGTTACATTTATTTGTGCATGTTGAAAAACATGGAAGTTGTTATTTCAAAAAGCAGAGTTTATCTCTGTTTTTTGCTTTTCTTTGAATAAAAATGTACTTAATTACATAACATAATAACACGTTAACGTATGCACGTAATGTGGATTTTTCGTTTAGGTAATCCTAAGCGCACTCATGAGTTTAGAGGGATATTTCCCTCTTTTTTTGTGTCTTTCTACATATTCCGACACAATTCGACAAAACAATATTGTAGAATATTCGACTCGAGGGGGAATAATATGAAATCAAGAATATTAAAAGACTATCAATTACAATGTTTTAAAAGAGATATTAAAGTAAATAGTGATAGTATAATATTAACTGTTAATGATGAAAAAAAGAACGCATATTACGTTCTTGATGGTTCTACGAAACACAGAATTGATTACTGGTATGCTGTGTTATATTTTTAGTTTTTCGTTAAAATATTTTTCAATCTTACAACTGTATTTATCTGATATAGTATCTATGTGTTCATCGTTAATTAGTTTAGCTTTTTTCTTTTTATTATCATAAAAAACAATATTATCTAAATTTAATATACAAGACTTGTGAACTCTAATAAAATTATCATTTAAAAGTGGTTCAATATGTGATAATGGTAATCTAATGTTATAATTTTGTTCTTTACATTGGATTACTGTTTTTCTTTCCATAATTAAAAAATACATTATGTCTTCTGTGTTGAAAGCGTAGAATCTTTCTTGGTCTCTTAAGTATATTTTTTCCATAAATTACCTCCGATACTGCTAGAGATAACTTTATTATAGCATTAACATATAGCAATTGGTACTAATTAAGTGAATCCCCC